GATATTTTATCGTTTTATTTATTACATAAAGAAGAGAAAAAAATATCATTATATGAAAAAGAATCAATTATGCTTTCATATGCTATTTATAAAAAATTAAAAGGTAATTCTTTTGTTGATCGTATAGTAGCAGAAGTAAACACATGGTCAGTAACAAACTAGGGATTTTTCCCTAGTTTTTTCTTTTTGCAAAAAAAATAAAAATAGTACAAATTTGCATTTTTAGACGCATTCTTGCACAAAAAACGTAAATATCACGCATTATTTTACAATTTTGCGTATAAAATGTATCTGAATTTTAAAAAATGGTCATTTGCACTTATATTTTTATTGTTATATTATATCGCCGAAAGGAGGGATTATAATGTACCAAACAAGAATACTAAATGAACAAGAAATAGAAGATTTTAATAAAAAGTTCAATACTGATTATAAGGTTATACACATAAGGCAAAGAGGTAAAAAATATTTTGCATATCTTGATTGCAGTATAGAAATTTTATTAAGGCAAAAAGAAGCACTAAATTATTTTATTTAGTGTTTTTTCTTTCTATATTATATATGTATACCAAATGACATTGATTGGAATTAAGTCCATTTGGTATACAATAAAAAAATCTTTTATTTATAAGTAATTTCAATTGTTTCTTCTTGTTTATTATATACTATTTTTTCAAATAATTTGTGAGCTAGTGTATCTTTTATATTAGGTGGAACAGAATCATCAGATAGTATTTTATATGCTTCTTCACATATTTTATAAGTTCTTTCTTTTCTCATCTTGACTGATTGATTATAGTTTAGTTTTTCTAGTTCTTTTTTTAAATTAGATTCTTCTTTATCAAGTTCTGTTTTATTTTCTTTATACTCATTTATTGTATCAATCCCATTAATATATGCATCTTTTATTCTTTTCCTTTTTATTTCCAATCTATCAAGTTGCTTTTTTAATAAACTTATTTCACTTAGTTCAATACTTTCAGTATTTTCTCCAATATTAATGTCTAGTCTTTCGCTATAATCTTTTTTTAGTTGTTCTAAAATGGTAGGAATTATTACAGAGTCACGTATATAATGGCTGCTTAAACATCTTCCTTTATTATATCCACAGCATTGAAAATGGCCACTTCTTCCTTTCATTGCATTTACATGAGATAATGATGCTCCACATTCAGAACATTTTATTATACCTCTTAGCCAATGCTCGTTTTTTGAATATTCTTTTTTATATTTATACCACTTGTCTTTATGTTCTTGCATTTTCTTTTGAGCTAAATTCCATAATTCATCATCAATTATTGGTGGATGTTTTCCTTGACTAATTATCATATCAGGATGATCATAATTTCTTTTCATTCCACCTTCTGTAAATCGCACTTTACCAGTATATGTAATATTTTGTAATATTAATTTCATACTTCTATCACACCATTTATGTCCTCTAGTAGTTTTAAAGTTTGTATCATTCATAAACTTGCATAGCTTTCTAATTGTGGTATCTGGCTCAATCCACTTTTTAAATATCATTTTTACTATTTCGGCTTTTTCTTCATCTATGTATAATTGCTGTGTATTTTTATCATATTTATATCCATATGGTGCTACTCCTTGAAATTCTCCACGTGTAGCTTTTTCTTTTTTTCCTCTTTTAACATTTTCTGATAAATTTAATGAGTAATATTCATCCATCGCTTCATAAATAGATTCTAGAATTACAGATTCTTTTTTCTTTTCATCAATAGGTTGAGTTATTGATATGATTTCTATTTCTAATTTTTTTCTTAATAGAGTTTTATATGTTACAGACTCTTCTCTATTTCTCGCAAATCTAGAAAAATCATAAACGAGAATTGTATTAAATGGTTTTGGCTTTTTCTTGGCATTAGCTATCATTTTTTGAAATTGTGGCCTTTTGTCAACTGTTCTTCCAGATATACCATTTTCCCGATATATATGCTCTGGAAGTATATCAATATTATTATCCTTTGCATATGCTATACATAATTTCATTTGTGAATCTGGAGAATACTCAGTTTGATCATCTGTTGAAACTCTTATATAAACTGCTGCTTTCTTTTCATTTAATTCTGTCATTATAGCACTTTCCTTTCTATGTTTAATGTGCTATAATTGTATAGAAAAACTCATATACAATTATAGTGTATGTCTCATTATTTTTGTTATAGATTAGTAGTCTTTTGGGTTTTTCATTTTGGATCTAGAGTAGCCGCTCTAGATCTTTTTTTATTTTTTATTAATAATAAAATCTTTATTCATTTTTATAAATTCTAGTATTTTATCCAAGTTTTCTTCTGTTAGTTCTTTATCTTCAAATAAATTACTATGTGTTAGTACATTTTGCAATGCCTCCTTAATATCAAAAACTGTTGTTTTTTCTTCCCAATCAAGCATATAGTTGGCATCTACTTTTAGTATTTTACAAAGAAGATAAATCGTATCTGCATCTGGTTTACTTGTTCCTCTTTCCCAATTTGAAATAGCAGTATCTCCATACTTCATATCTTTAAAACCCTCTTCATTAGCAAGTTGGGTTATTTTTTCTGCTAATTGTTTTTGACTAAGATTATTTTTAATCCTAGAATTTTTTATATTCAGCCCTAGACTCATTCTTTACGTCACCTCGCTTTGATTATATCATATAGACTGTAAAAACTTCAAGAAAATTGAAGAAAAATTCAAAAAAGCATTGACAACTTCAAATACAATGGATAAAATGGAATTAACTTCAAGATACTTGAAGTCGGATGGAGGTGAAAAAATGAGAATATATGAACGCATAAAAAAATATCTTGATGATAATGGAATTAAACAAAATGAGATTGCAAAAAGAAGTAATATTCCAGAAAATACTTTTTCAATGATATTAAATGGAAAAAGAAAATTAGAAGCAGATGAAGCACTTAGTATTTTAAAAGCATTAGGTGTAGATGCAAATACAATTTTTAACTATGAATAACATTTGGAGGATTTATGAAAAAAGAAAAGAAAAGTAGTAAATCTTTAAAGGTTATAGTTGTAAATCCACCCAGTAAAGAAAAAGCGGCTAAAATGATAAGACAAATATCTAAAGATATTAGTAATATTCATTTAAAAAAAATGGGTGATGATCAAAATGAAGAATAAGACTACTAATAAAATTAAGGAGACATTTATGAAAAAAAGAATAAAAATTAAATTTAAAAATTTAGCAGTATTAATTATTGCTTCGATTGCAGCATTAGTAATATTACATGATATTTATTATGTATCTGTATATAGTTGGATTTCAAAAATTACTTATTCATGGACTTGGTATGGTTTTATATCATTTATAGTTTGTGTTGGAATTTTAGATTTATGCTGTGATTATTTATTTAATTATGAAAAATAATTTAGGGTGAGGTTGGATATTTAAAAATACTAAATAGGAGACTAAATATGATATGTAAAATATCCAAAAAAAAGAGAGAACTCAACTACCACGAAAAGTTCCCTTTGTCAAAATGACGTCTATATTTTAACATACAAGATCATATTTGTCAATTGAATAGGAGGTAGCAATGGAAAACAAACCTAATTATTATGCAGTTATCCCAGCAACTGTCAGATACGATACAAGACTTAAAGATAAAGCTAAACTATTATATGGTGAAATAGCAGCATTAACCAATAAACATGGTGAATGTAGTGCTAGTAATAAATACTTTGCTGAACTCTATGATGTAGATATATCTACAATTTCCAGATTGATAAAAAATCTAAGTGATTATGGTTACATAAAAACAACGATTGTTTATAAAGAAAATACAAAAGAAATTGAAAAGAGGTATATGCAAATTTGCATAGAGGGTATATGCAAAAAAGTCAAAGATAATAAAGAAGAAGAATATAAAGAAATAAATAAAGAAAGTAATATTTTTGAATTAGTAGAAAAAAACTTAGGAAGAGTACTTAGTCCTATAGAAATAGAAGTTATTAATAAATGGGATTATGATACTAAAATTATAGAATTAGCTATTAGAGAATCTATTTTAAATAATGCTAAAACAATTAAATACATAGACAGAGTTCTATTTAACTGGAAGCAAAACAAAGTAGAAACTTTAGAAGATGCTGAAAGATATATAAAAGAATTTAGTAATAAAGTTAAACCTAGAAAAAAAGAAAAAGATTTATCTGATAACTATTATAAAGAACTATAAATGAATGATGTAGAAGAAACTATTTTAGGTCATTTATTACTAAAACCAAATCTTTTTAAAAGAACAGTAATATCTGATAATCATTTTCTAAATGAACAAAACAAGTTCATATTTAAATTAATAAAAAAACAATATGATGATATTCAAAGTATTGATTTGATCGGAATAACAACCAACTATCTTAATGAATTTAACACAAAAAATCCAGCAAACATTATCATACCAAAGATTAGTGAAATAATGGATCAAGTATTATTGCAGGAAAATCATTACGATTATTATCAGGAATTATTATTTGACAAGTACATTGATAATGAGATGATGAAATCCATTAACAAATTTAAATCACAGCAAATTAATAAGGAAACGTTATTACAAGAAATACATAATTTAGAATCACAATCAATAAAACTTGAAGATAACAAACTAAATAGTAATGAAATATTTCAGTTAATTAATTCCAAGAATAGAAATATTAATTTTAGGTTTAATAAGTTATCCGAAACAGCAAATATCCAGGAACATGATCTAGTAATTATTGCAGCTAGGACAGGTTTAGGAAAAAGTGGATTTTGTTTAAATCTTTTAGAAGATTTATCTGATAGATATAACTGTTTATATTTCAATATGGAAATAGCTGAAAAACAGCTATATCAAAGATTAGTATCAATTAATTCAAAAATAGATATGAAGTATTTAGATAATCCAGCAACTGATTATCAAAAAGATGCTATTAAGAAAGCTTGTGAGTCTATAGCATCTAAAAAAATAAAAATATATTCGCAAGGTCAAACAGTAGCAACAATCAGAAAAAAGATAACAAAAGAATCTAAGCAAGGTCATACGATAGTTTTTATTGATCATGTAGGCCTTATAAAATCTAAAAAAGATTCTTCACTATATGAGAATCTAACAGAAATAGTTAAAGAATTAAGACAAATATCTTTAGATTGTGATTGTACTATTATTTTAGTTAGTCAGTTAAACAGAAGTGCTGATAATAAACAATTACCTAAGATATCAGAATTAAAAGACACAGGTGAGCTAGAGCAATCAGCAACAACAGTAATTCTTATGCATGATGAGAATCAAGAAAAAAATATGTCAAAAGATAAAGTGCCTATTACTTTCTTAATAGGAAAAAATCGAAATGGATCTTTAGGAATGACACATTATCAATACAACAAATTAAATCAGAGATTCGAATAATAAAAGTGAGGTGTATATTTTGGAAAAAATAGATTATGAACAAATGAACAAATTATTAAATACATTAGAAAAAGCTAGAGTATCACATAATACGATATTAAGTATCTGTAATGTTAAATACTTACAAGATATAACAGTAGTTCAATATAACAACATATTACTTCTATTCTCACATTTTGAAGCAGTTCTAAACAATAAGGAAGATATATGTTAGATAATGAACTAAAAGAAGAAAATATTATTGTTAAAGATGAAATTCTTTATAACAAGACATCTATAGCATTAAGGCAATATTTTCCAAAGGCATATGATTATTTAAGATTTGAAATCATCCCAAGAATATCCAAAAAAGGAAAACTTGATGGATCATATTCAATTAATCTCCCAACTCCAAAGCTATTTGAAAAAGCATATGGAAAAATCCAATTAGAGTTTTGTGTACAACATGACGTACTAATTATTGAACAAATTAAACCAAGTGATATTTTAATTAAATGTTTTAAGAACACTCCATCATTATATAAAGGTATTCCTTATTTCACAGAAAAAGAATACTTCAAACTACAATTATTCGATAAATATGAATAAGATACAGTATTTTATTGAACATATTGGACTCTATTGGAAAAGTAAATATTATGATTTAAAAAAAGAATACGATGAATATCGAGAAAAACACGAAACACATGATAATGATTTAAGAATAATGTATTCTCAACAAAAGCATATGAAAAATGAAATAAGTCAGTTAAAGAAAAAAAAGAGGAAAAAAAGAGGGAGAAAAAAGAAATGAGAACAATTGAATTAAATACTTACGAGTATTCTGATCTTATTAATTATTTAGAAAAACTAAAAGAATTAATAAGAACTAATAAAAGAGTTGAATCATCAAACCCACATGATCGTTGGGATAATACAAATTATGACATTATGAAAATAGATAGATTGTTAGATATAATTCAAGGCAAAGTTTTTTCAGAAGGATATTTCAGACAAAAACCAAAACCATCGCAACAAAAAGATGATGATTCTGATGATTTGTTTTCGTTCTTAAAGGATTAGGAGGTCTATATGAATGTAGAATTATTAAAAACAATTATTATATGTGGAACAGTTTGTTTCTGTTTCTGGATAATGTATAGAAAAAAATGATTATTGGAAATGAAGTTTGGAAAAATATTGATTATGATTCCAGGTATCAAGTTTCTAATTTTGGAAGAATTAGGAAAAAGATTGCCAAAGGTTATCGTTATTTAAAACCATTTAGAAAAGGAAATTTATTCCTGGTAAAAATAAAAGATAAAGATATGAATTGTGCTAGGCTTGTTGCTAATGCTTTTATACAAAAATTAACAAATAAGGATAGAGTGTATCACAAAAATAAATTAGATTTTGATAATTATTATAAGAACTTAGAAATTGTATCTTTAGAAGAATTAGGTAAAAGAACAGGACACATATCTAAATCAAAACGTGTTGTTGAAGTCAAAGATAATGAAATAATAAGAGATTGGAGATCTGCTAGAACAGCTGCAAAAGACTTGTTTGTTTCGTATCAGACAGTAATGGACTACTGTAATAAAAAAGTTCAAAAACCCATGTATAACTTAATGTGGGAAGATGATTATTTTAATGAAGTGTTTGATCCATTTACATGGGAACACAAAAAATAGGAGGAAATATGGAATTAAGTGATTTAAGACGAGGTGATATAGTTACATATGCTTCTGGAAGAACAAATTATGTAAATAAGCCTCAAAATTATGAAATAAATTATACTAAAAAATTAACTAACATTGGATTAGGACCAGATTTTACAATAATGAAAATTCAAAGATATAAGAAAGTATTGTGTTTTTATATTTTAGTAACAATTTTTAAAAGAAAATTTTAGGAAGTGGTTATTATGAATAAAACGAATACTTTCGATATATTACTAATAGTTGTTTTAATTGCAGCATATGCATCATTTATTTATTTTATAAAAGTATGTATTGATCTAAAAATATATGATAGTTGCTACAATAAACCAGCTACAGAATTTTATAATAATCACCAAAAGTTATGTAAAAAGTATGAGGATTATTAATTATGGAAAATATACAAACAAATATATTTTATGAAATAGATAAACAAAAAAACAAAGATCATGTAGCTACTCCTAGATGGGTAGTTGAAGACATTTACAAATTAATTGAAATCGAGTCATTTAATAATATTTGGTTTCCATTTAATAATTATGATTCACATTTTAAATTATATGCTGATGAATTAAAACTTAGATATAAAGCTACACATATTTTTGATGATTTAGGTAATGATTTTTTTAAAACAGAGCCACCTAAAGATTGTGATTTATTAATTAGTAATCCACCATTTAGTGAACAAAATGAAATAATTAAAAGAACATTTGAATTAGTTGAACAGGCAAAAATAAAATCTTTTTGTTTACTATTACCATTAGCAACATTAGAAACACCAACTAGAGCAGAGATGTACGAAAAATATGTTGATAAATTATCAATATTAATATTTAAAAAAAGAATAAAATTCTTAAATACAAAAGGCAGTTTTAATAAAGGATGTTGTTGGATTTGCTATAACATTCCAAATTTAAAAAGACAAATATATTGGATATAGAGGAGGAAATAAAATGTATATATTAAAAATTAATGACAATAAAGCAATATTTTATAGTTTAGCATCTTTACAAGATGTTCTAAAAAGATGTTTTAGATTATCTTTAGAAGAAATAAGAATTGGTAGACCATATATATTTCAACGAAAAAATAAGCAGTCAGTCAAACTGTTACTTATTAGGAGATAGAATATGGAATTATTGATAAGAAGTCAGAATAAGATGTCCTTAATAAAATATAACAAAAGTATTTGTATATCAAAAAATAATCCAGGTGTAATAATTATAGATATTGATCTAAAAAAATCAGATAAAAAAGATGCATATAGCATATTTGTTGATGGTGAAATAGCAGGTACTTATTTATCCAAAGCAAGAGCATTAGAAGTACTTGATGAAATAAACAGTAAAATAAAAAGCCAATATCTTGTTAAATGTAATGCTTTATTAAAAGATGAAGATATGCAGAGAATAAAGAGGCATTTAACAAAAGAATATTTAGGGGATTTTATTTTAGAAGCTCCACC